CATTGCCGTCAAGTGCCGCGGATTTCATCATGTCCTCGTCGTCGTTGTGTGCAGATGCGGTCGCGGGGTCAACGATCTCGACGGTGGATTCCGCCGGTGCGGGTTCGCCTTCGTCGGTCGGCTCGTCTGGGGCATTCATCGTCAGCATAGCCTCGGGAATAATCCAGAATTTACACAGTGAATTTTCCTCGATTTCGCCGTCGATGATTTCGCACCGATTGGCGAGGAATAGTACACAATTCTTGCACGCCATGCCCTCGGCTGCGAACGGGTTGTTCTCTGCGCTCATGTAGTGCGCACCGTTGCCGCCGATCCCGCGGTCGAATAGCCCGTACTCCTCGACCGTCATCTCGATCGCGTCGTATAGTGCGATCTGGCGATTAGTCAGGACGACCGACTCGTCCAGGGCCTTGATGCTTTTGGGTTTCATACCGTCATACCCGACCGATCGGAGTGACTTCATCGTTTGCTTGACGTGGTGCGCTGCGGTCCGTAGTGATTCCATGTCGGACTCAGAGTGCCGACGTGATGCCTTCGTGCTCATGATGTTCTCCTCTAAAATACGACGCGCCCACGCGCGCCCCTCGTCCCCGCCCCATCCATACCACGCTTGCCAGCCCTTCCCCTGTTCATCCCACGTCGACCCCTCCTTGTCCACCTCGTGGCGGTCAAAATACGCCACCATCCGTCGGACCGTCTCGAGGCTGACCGGTTCGCGGTTCGCCAGTTGGTTGGCACGAGCCAGCCCGACCGGCGTCATCCCGCGCTCCGATTCCGGCTTTGTCGCACGCACGTCGAGGGCCCGCTGTGCATTATCGGCGACGGCCTGTGGTGCAGTGAATGTTTCATCCATCAGACGTTCTCCATAGCTTTTTGTACCAGGTATTCGATCAGGCCTGACCGTTGTACTTCCGCCTGACTATCGACCGCAGTCGGCCAACGGTCCTGGTGGATCGGGGCTTGTTTGTCGCCGACCACGTATTCCGCATACGGTGCAGTACTGGCGAGGACCGCCTCGGTCCCCAGCTTGTCGACCCGATACGCGGCGTTCAGATCGTGCGACGGGTTGAGCTTGGAACCGGTGCCACGCAGGTACGGGACCGTGATGTCGCCGCGACGAATCGCCGCCATCACAAATCGCCGTTGTTTTTCTGACTTGTACTTTTGCGCGCCTGGCTGTGGTGGTCGAGGGATGGCGTCCCTCATGGTTTTCATGACCTCGGTCGCGTACGCCAGGGTCACCGCCTCCACCATGTTTTGCATTCGGGCGACGCTGATGCGCCCGATGTACTCGACCTCGATTGATGCCATGACTACTCCCGTATAATCCCGATCGACGTCGTACACCGACATCGGGGATGAGCTGGCGGTCCGTCTGGGTAGTCAATCAGCCACTCCTCCTCGGGCTCGAGGTGCAGTGGTCCGCAGATCGCGCACACTCTGTCGTCGTTGTCGGTGACCCAGGTGCGATTCGTTTTAAATCCTAACGATCCGAGGTGCGACCGGTACGAGTTGACCGCCTGCGATGCGGCCCGGGTGGTTTCGGTGATGGCGATCGACATCGCCCGCGACTGATCGTACGACCCACGCAGTGCGTACGCGATGTCGTCCTTGGTCATCGACGGGGTGACGCGGTATTGTTCGACGACTCGTGATAGGATTTTCCGCGAGTTGTCGTCGATTTCTTTGGACCGATCGGGCACGTATTCCGACAGCCAATCCTGTACATACTCGCCCGTTTTCGCCGGGTCGACTTGTGGCCCGAACTTAACCCCCAGGTTATCGATTCCGGTCGTCATCGTGCGCCCGAGTTCGACCTGGAGTGCCGGCTTGATGATTTCCGCGAGGGTCGGGTCGATCACCTCGCCCCGTGCGACGGACGTCGCCCACGACTGGCCCTTGCGCTGCATGTCGGCGACGATGCGCTCGTATAGTCGCCGCTCCTCGGGCGTCAGGTCGTCGACCGTCGCCTTGACCTCGTTGATGACGTCCTCGAGTGCCGACACGGTCATCCCCTTGATGCACCGCGACATCACCGACGCGACCTGGTCGGGACTGATGAGCGTCGAATCAAACGACGTACGGGGATCGCGCCCGGTCTTGATTCGACGCTCAATTTTTTTTGATAGGAGCGCCCACTCCCCAGCGGTTTTGCTCGCGGTTGCATCGGGGACTATCACGATCGGCGTGGTGCCTGCGTCCTCGGTTGGTGGTGCGTCGGGGATTTCGACCGTCTCGGGTGTCGTGGTTTGTTCGGGCTCCGCTGGCCAGTACTCGTCGAGGTTATCGATTCCCAACAGTTGCGCCGCGGATCGTGCCGGGATGCCACCCTGCACGTATGACAGGAATGAGGACGCGCGCGCCGCCTCGTCAACCTGAAAGACGTCCAGCGTCTCGGGTTTGAATATCAGTTCATACTTGATCGGGCTCATGACCTGGGTATTGATGACGGACTCGTACAGACCCAGCCGCGGGGTGATGGTCTCGCGCCAAAATGACTGTCGATCACTGTCGGCGGTTGCGTAGTTCGCGGCCGATGCCTCCAACATGGTCCGCGGCACCCCGAGGGTGGCGGCGATCGCCGTGATCGACCGCTCCGATAGTTCAGGCATCTGCAGGGTGTCGAGCGGTGGCGTGAGCTGCGTGATCTTGACGTCACCGCCCCGTAAAAATAGGAACTTGAACGCGTTGACGATCCCACCGGCCGCCTTTGCGTTGACACTGGCCTCGAATTGTTCCGCGGTTGCCCGGTCGGTGTACTCCGATGTGTTCATCACGGTCACGGGTTGCGCTCCACCCTGAAAGAATGCCATCGCGAACGAGTTGAGGTAGTGCGTCAATTGTGCGTCGGTCAGTGCGACAGACACGGGTGCCACGCCTGGCCCGACGTCATCGACGAACGACGGCTCGCGAAAATAGACGATGTCGTCAATCGTCCAGGGTCCATACATTTTCCCATTCACCGTCTGGTACCAGGTCAATCCCTTGTACGGTTGGTAGATATCCGATTTCGATGCATCGAATACCCAGGTCATCGTCGATGGGTTGAGCGCGACGAATCCGGTCAGGGTCCGACCCTTGATGACCTTCAACCAATACGCGGCACCGTACACCAATAGACTGCGTTCGGTGTCCTTGATCAGTTGCGCAAAGTTCGCAGTCCAGGGCCAGTCGACCGTCTCACCGTTGCGCTGGAGGGTGAACGGTACACTCGACAGGGCATCGGCCCGAAGATTGACCGCACGGTACACCATCGGCACCATACGATACGCATCCGCCGCGCCCACCAGTCGTCCAGTCTGGCGCATGTTGTCAAGCCACCCATTGGGATATGTGATCATCGAAAGCTCCATTCAAAAGCCGGTCTTGCTACCATTGCCACTGCACCCGACGCCGCGTCGACATAGTCGTCGTGAGGTGCGCTCGGGAACGCCACCACCTCGTCGACAAAGTCCCGAACCCAGGCGCCCGCCACGATTCGAACGCCGCCCTGCTCGGCACGTGCCGCCCAAGGCATAGCACGTTGACCCTTGTCGCCCTTAACGTCGATGCCACGGAACGACACGTCGACGAGCTCGGGGACCCGGCGTAATTCCTGGGTTGCCGCGAGCCCGTGCTGCGCTTTTTCGATTCCGTGGATGGTGTCCGTCTCGGCTCGCATCGTCTCGATCATGATGCGTCGCACGTCGGGCCATTCCGCCTTGATGCGGATGCCGTCGGCGATGTGTACCACGCCATTATGCAGACAGACCCGCACGCTCGCGGTATAGTCGGCACTCTGGCGAATCGACGACGCCAGGTCCCAATATCGGAACCACTGTACGCCCTGGGGTCGTGCGTCGGCGACCGTCAGCCACTCCCGACGGAACATGCTGCCGATCGGGTCAGTGAACTCCCCGTCGACCTCCTGGCGGTACATTTCGGACGTCATCGACTGCCTCAACGTCGAGACGAACGTGTCATCGAGGAACATGTTATCGGTTGTTTTGCTGCGAATCGTGGCATAGTCGCGATGGTTCCCGTTGAATAGTTGATACACCCAATCCTTGCCGCGTGGCGTGGTCGACATCCAGGCCCGACCCGGGGATTCGCGGAGGGTCGCGATACTGAGGGGCCAGATATCGGAGTTCATCATTGCCACCTCGTCCAGCCACAGCCATCCAGCGTTGGCTCCTCGCAGTCGATCAGGATTGTCCGCACTGCGGAATATGATGCGACGGTCACCGATGAGCCGTAGTTCCATCTCTGACTTGTTCCACGCGGTCACGATCCCCGCCTTCGCGGTCAATTTTAGAATAGTCTCCATCGCCCCCAGCCGTAGCATTGGGTAGGTCGGTGCGACCACTAGTCCTGTGGTGCCGCGTGGTTGCCGGATCGCCTCGACTGCACCCGCTCGGGTCTTGCCCGACCCACGACCGCCGACGAATAGCCGAAAGCGCGCGTCACTCGCCCAGAACGCGCGCTGGGGTGACGTCTGCGAAGTGTGCCGAATCATCGGGAGCGCTGAGGTCGATGACATAGTCGGTTGGGGCGCTGGAGGTAGTGACATTATAGCTTTCTCGGTAGCTCGGGTCCACCTTTTTCAGTGCGAAAAATACCGCGGTCAGGTTTTTGGCTTCGACGTGATCGTCCAGGTGACCCTCGAGCCACAATATACGCGCGTCGCGTGCCTGCTCCTGGACGGCTCTGAATTCCGTCGCCAGTTGCGGATGCCGGACCATCAGCCGATACCACGAGCCGCGATCCATCCCCAGGGTATCGAGCGCCCGTCGCACACTCCCCAACACCAGGACCGCGTCTTTGACCTCGTCGACCTGTATCATCGAGTATTCGGTCGGTGGATTCAGTGACGGGACCCGCGTCCTCGATGGCGGTTTCGGGCGTGTCACCGGATTGACTCCGACGACACGAACCGGAGCAACACGTTGACGATCGCCAGTGCGTACGCGATTTGCGGGGCGAAGTTTTGCACCTCGGGCCACGCTGCCACGGTCACCAGAATCAACGCCAACAGGGTCAGCACGTTCACCCACACGGTCTTACTGTGGTACCAAGGTTTCATACTACGCTCCAATCTCTTGTCGTATCCAAATCAAGAACACCGCCCACACGCAGGCAATAATCAGCGCACCGACGTACGCCTGCTTTTCGAGGGTCGCGATGCGCTTCTCAAATTCTTTAAAGTTGGCGTCGCCGTTTTCGAGACGTGCCAACACCGCGTCGAGTTTGGTCTCTACCCGGGCCATCTTTGTCTCTAATGATTCTGTCATCGTCATCCCTGATACGCTCGGAACTCGAACCGGACGGTGTCCATATTGATCGCGGTGCCCGGGCACGTCTTTTTTGCTGCTGGGTATTCGCGATGACCCTTGAGGGTGTTGCCCAAGACTTTGATACCGCGCCAATCCATCAGGGCGAGGGTCGTTGCGCGGACCGTCGTGTGCAGGTCGTCGGGCCAGGGTCGTGTATCGTATTCGCCGACGACCTCGATGCCCCACATACTGTTATTGCCGGGCACCGACGAGCAATGCACCCCGGGCATGTTCAGCGGGCACATTTGCCAGATGCCGTCGTTCTCGACCTTGGGCGATCCGGTCACGATGAACAGATGCGGACCGCCTCGCCATCCCATCGCCTCGTATCGGGTCGACATCGCGTTCATCGTGCGGGCCCCGTTCCACTGACTGGGGAGTGGTCGCCAGGTGTGGTGTAGTACCACGCCACGCGCCCACGGTGCGACGCTCGGGTCGTGTTTGGCCAGGTGCGCACGGAACTCGTCGACGGTCCGCCACTGCATCAGCGCATACGCGTACGTCACGATCGCGTACCTTGCCAGCGACTGATTTTGTTCATAAACGACGTGCCGTTTTTGCGGTTGACGATGAAGTACAATTCGTTCCCGATGACGGTGATGTTGCCGTGCGCGTCGTTGTAGAACTGGATCAGCTCCCACGGAACCGTGAGTGACTTGCGGTACCACAGGTGTATACCGAATTGCTTGTCGGGGACACCGTGCCCGCTCATCGAAGTGGCGAACCATTGGCCCGCTTTGTCGACCTGTACGAACGTCTGCGTGGCCGTGTAGGTGCCGCCGGGTAGGTTCAGTTCAACCGGGTTCGGGATCGGTGGTTGTACGTTGGTCATGCTTCGTCCTCCTCTGCGTTTATTATCGCATTGCCGTCAAGGACGGTCATTGCGTCACCCGTGGCAACGTAACCCCGCTTTGCCCTTGGTACTTGCCCCGCTTGTCTGCGTAGGTCACTGCTGGTCGTTCACCGCGAAAAAACATCACCTGCGCGATGCCTTCATTTGCATAGACTTTGATGTCGTGCTGTGATGCGTTGTGTAATTCTATGGTTAATTGGCCAGTCCACCCCGGCTCCATCGGTGTGCAATTGACGATGATTCCGCACCGTGCGTACGTCGATTTACCCACGACGATCCCGACGACATCTTCGGGAATGGTAAACGTCTCGACCGACCGACAGAGGTACAGGCAGCCATACTTAAGTATCTGCGTGTCATTGTGCCACGATAACCAAGAATCGATATCGTCCTGTTTAGGGTCTAGCACTGTAGTAACTTCGCGTACCATCCACTCGTCTGCGACCCGCATGTCGTAGCCAAACGAGGTCACCCCGTACGAGATGACGCCAGGCCGTGCGACCCCTTCGGCGAACGGTGCGATCATCCCCAGCTCATGCGCCAGTGTTGTGATCTCGCGGTCATTCAGTATCATCATTCCCCCACTTTCCCCGTAAATACACCACCCCGATCACCGCATACACCGCCAGGTCGAGGAGCGTGTCCGTGATCGACTCGTCACCAGGGTCAGCGCTGGCCGACCGGGTCAGGGTCAGGAGCCGGTGGACCTTGTCGCTCATCCGGACCGCGATACCGTACAGGCCAGTCGACCCGATCGCCCCGTTCCCGTACGCTGCATTCT